CCATGACCAGAAGGTCCATACGGTTTGGCGAGAAGGTCCAGCTCTTGTGGTACTTACGTCCACCGAATGTGTCGCTGAAGTACTTGCGCGACATATCCATCGTCTTGTCGCCCTTAACTTCTTGGGCATTGACGATCTGAACGTTGTACATCAAGTTGCTCTGAGCCATTGCCTGCTCAGGCGGACCATACCAAATGCCCGACTTGATGCTATCTGCATCAGGACCCAATGCACGACCCAGCAGCACTTCTGCACGCTGAGCAATGTTTGGGGTCAGAGCCGCACCAGCCAAGTTAATGGTTGGGGTGCTCAGACGACCGGGGTACGCGTTACGGTTCAAACCAGCGATGGTGCCTGTGTTTGAGTTAACGTCCCAAGCCTTGATACCAAGAATCGAGTTCCCGGCACCATAGGTAGCACCCTGCACAACGATGTAGTCAGTTGTAACTACGTCCGAAGGCAGGTTGGTGCTGAAATACAGGGTGTTGCTAGGACCATCGGAGTAGCTGATAGTCGCTGTGCTTACACCACCAGTACGCTGTACACCAGCGGTACTGTAGAACTTTACTACCTGCTGATCGGTGAATGCCACCGCAACGTTGACACCAGCGATGCTGGCAGTCTGTGCTGCAGGTGATCCACCTGAAAGAACGATGGTAGCTGTTGCTGGAATCTGGTCGATCATACCTGAACCGTCAGCGTTGATCAAGCCTTCGATACCCTGCATAGCAGCGTCCAAAGAGTTCTTCATTTCTTGCGCCTTCACAGCGAACAAGCCCTTTTGCTTGCTGTCAGTGGAAGCCTGAGCTAGCCAGCTGATTTCGCAAACGTTGAACAAGTACACTGGAGCAAGCGCGAATGACGCCCACTGAGAACCAGAGCCGCGCAGCATTGAATCTGCGTTACCTGTTCCCTGTGAGATTGCAGCGCCTGCTTGTACGCGGAATGGTACGCGGAACGAAGGACGCTGCACACCACCGGCGTTAGACTGATTGCTAACGGGGATGTTGGTTGCTTCAGCCTTGAAAAGGCTGTAAGCAGTAGTGCCATGGAAAACTAGATCGGGAATCTCTTTCGCAAACGCGTCAAGTTCCACTGCTTCCACGGCTGCTTCTAATAGTGCAGACATGTGTGTTTCCTAATTACATTATGTACGCCATAGGGTTACCCCTACCACGCCATGTGAGTCGATTTGTTGCCACGCCCGTATCGTCGCTCATATTTATGGTGTTCGCGCCACCTTTGCTATTTTGGGGTAGTGTGATTCTAAGCTTGTGTAGCTCCTAAGGTACCGTATAGTTAACCTAAAGTGAGTTAAGGTAAAACATACGACAACTTAGGAGCCACACTAGGCTCCTTTACTACATAGACGGTACAACGCTCAATTGCTTAGGTCCAACCACTACGGTGATGGTTTGATCGCCCGGTGCTCCACCCTTATCGACGGTTACAGTAACTAATGCTGATGATCCTGTGCCGCTAACTGCTGTTATAGTCCCTCTTACCAAAGCCTTCTGACTGTTGGTAGGGTTAAGGGTTGTTGGATCGGCAATCGGAGTGCCGAATACATCCTGCGAAAGTTCATTTGGTGCTGCCATGTTTTTCTCCTATGATTTGCATGGCGGCAGGCATTAAACCTTGCGCCACGTTACAAACTTCCAACCGCCCTTACCGTTCGGGATGTAACCCTTACCTGCGATTTCTAGCAAGTTCTTAGGGTCCATTTCTCGATTTAGGTTCTTGGGCTTAACTGCCACATACGATGGCTGTCCAGTAGAAACGGCTGCTGCGTCCGCTTTTGCGACGGCTTCCTTCTTCTGGGTAGCTGCTGCTACTCTACCGGCAGCGCTTCCACCCTTGGCATGGTCTGGGTACATCTTGTTGATCGCATCACGAACTATGCGGGCTGCCATGGTGTCAATCTTAGTATTGTGGAACTGCAAAATCTTAGCTCTATCAGGGTTTGTAGCTCCCCACAGGGCCTTCATCTGTGTCTGGTATCCCTTATCGGCTGTGAGTTCTTCACGCAGATCAGATTGAATCTGGCGAGCCAGCGGTCGCAAATTGTCGGTCTTGAATGCTTTGAAGTAGGCAGTTTTCAAATACGGACCCAATTCAGCTCCCAACTTTTTGTTGTTAGAAGCTTCAGCGTCTTTACCAACTGCTTGCTGGAATTCTTTGGTCTGATTGGTTTTGAATTCCTGTTGCTCTTTTTGGAACTTCTCACGGTCGGCCTTCAGAGCCAACTGCTCTGGGCTAGGGCCTTGCTTAGACTTCTCAACTTCGCTCTTCAAGCCCTTAAACCAACCATCCATATCGGCCACAAGCTCTTTTGCCTGTGCGATACCAGCTTCATCGCCTTTACCTAAAGCTGCGGTCAGCGCTGCAAGAACCTGAGGTAAATGGGAATTTTCTAGACTCGCAACATAATGCGGAGTCATAGTGTTGTAGTACGCCTTCTTGTCAACTTCCTTCAGCTTGTCAAGAAATGGTGAAGCAAGTTTGCCAAATGCATCCTGCTTGTTTTCACCCTTCATCTGCTCATAGATATCTTCAATGAGTTTGCCGTCGCCAGCATAAAGAAGTTGATCACTCTCTTCGACGCTCTTCAGTGTGTTTTGAAGTTTCTCGTAGCCATCATATCCACCGATATTTTCGATGAACTGCTTGGCTTCGGATGCTTCTTGAACTGTAGCATACACATCTTTGTACGCATTGTAGCGCTCAAACGCACCATGAAGTTGCTTTACAGCTGCAGCGTTCTTGGGGTCTGCGTCCTTAATTGCCTTAAGAACTTTGCGAATCTCTTGGGGAGTCTTCTCATCGCCGGGAAGAACTTCGTCTTTTACTGCAGTCTTATCTTTCCCGATATCGGCCTTCTCTGTTGAGTCAACGCCTTCGGCCTGCACATCACTAGTCCCCTCGGCTGAGTCTTCCCGAGAGGCGCTATCTACGTTGGTATCTGCACCTGAGTCAGCTGCAGTATCAACCGTAACTGTTGAGTCTACTTCTGGGGTGTCTACCGCAGCCGCAGCCGCGTTTAGTCCCGCAAAATCTAACAAACCTGCTTCAGACATACATCTCCTTGAGTCCTGAGTCATTAACGGAGGCGCTAATAAGCGCCCCCGCTATTTTCGATTATTGGTTCTTCATCGCATCCGGTATAGTTTTCTTTGCTACCGCATCGTTAAGTTGCTGCTTCTGATGCTGCTCGAAATCTTCCGGGGTTGCTTGGATACCGTCTTTTGCTAAAGCCTGAATTGCGACCGCTGTAGGCATTTTGTCTATAGGGATCGACATGCTTGCAGGTTTAGCTTCCTGTGGAGGAGCGTTGGCTGCGGCAATTTTCTTTGCCATAGCTGTGTGCTCTTGCCAGTGGAGGTGCACGTTCTCGTAGGCTTCCTTTTGTTTAGGAGCACCGTACTTGAACTTTTGACCCTCTGAAGAGTTCATCCAATCAAAACACGTTTCGGATTCAACCGCATGATTCTCGCTCTCGTCTTGCGCCACTGGTATGGTGCTAATAAGAGGGGGAAGAGTGCTAATAGCCTGCTCAAGTTGCTGCATTTGCTGTTCAGCGCCTTGCATCTCAGGTGGCAGCGGTTGTCCGCTCATCTGTGATGCCTGCTGAGCCTGCTGGAAGCCACCTTGCGCTTGTTCTAACGCATTCTTTGCTTCCAAAGCTTGAGGGTTTGGTTGTGGTCCACTACGTAGAAGAATCTCAAATTCATACTTCTGTTTCGTAACTGAAGCTGCGCCGGGAACCCTGAAGTTCTTCATGCGGATACCTTCAGCAAGTACTGGTAGGTTCTGAGAAGAGAACAGCCATTGAGCCATCTCAGGATTCTGAATGGCGACATCAACGAGCTGCATCAACTTAGCTTCTTTCTGTGCCCACGACTCTGGGAAAGCTGGGTTGGACTCTGCGAAGCAGAGAACTTTGCCTTTTGCCAGATTTGCCGTGTTGACAGAAACATTCTTCGTTTCTCCCTTGGCTTGTCCAGTACCACCACCCACCGGGATGTTCTGCGTGATCTGTTTGCCGTCTCGGCATTCAGCGGCGCATTTAACAGCCTGACGTGCGGCTTGAGCGAACATGTCTTGTACTGAATTCCAAGGACAGCCCACTCGTTGTAATGCTTGGTCTCTTTGAATTACTGCGTTACCAACTGTTTCTTCTCCAACTGCGGCTCCGAACAAGGAAGGCAGGGCACCTGAGATTTCCTCAGACAGGCCAGAGATGAACCACTTGATAAAGTCGGCCAGAGCAGCCTGTGGTTGAGGTGTTTCTTCCACAAACATGTACTGGTCACGTGTAGTGAGGCCGGGTTGCACTTGGAAAGGGCCTGACGTACCGGGTACGTTAGGGTTCTTTTTCATTGCTTCCAAGTCGAATGCTTCCGCGTTGTACCATTTCTTAGGTACCGTGCGTTTAAAGAAGTCATCCAACAAGTCAACCCAATCGTTAATTCTTTTCTGAACCGAGATTAGGGCGTCTCCCATTGATCTGCGGTTCTGCCCCTTACCTGACCAAGGATGACCAATGACAATGTGATCATCCATGCTCTCGTTGCGAGAGAAGGCGTATTCGGGTCCTGCTTTTACCAGCAAGCACCCATCGGGGAATTTTTCTAGAAGTTCTGCACGAACGGCGTCGTCCGCTTTTTCATCCATGAACATGGAAGGACGGAACCAAGTGTGCTTTACAGTAATGTGGCGAGCAAACGAGTCGCCAGTCACATACGCACCAAGCACAGCCTGTCGGGTGTTCTCTCGCGCAATACGATCAAGCTCCGATTCAGATACTTTATCGGTACCGGGCTTGATTTTATCTGCAATCCA